TTTACAGCTAACTTACTTTTAGCTTGTTCTAACGCTACTTTTGCAGCTCTTTCTGCATCACGTTGTTTTTTCTTAGCGTCAATTGCCTGTGCGATTTGGAAACCAGCGCCTAAAACTTGTAGTCCAGCTCCTATAGGACCTAACGCACCTATTAGCTTTGAACCAAATCCTGCTGTTTCACTCATGCTTTTGTTTTTATATAGTTATTGCAAAGATAGTGAATTTTAAGGAAAGCTCTTAAATAGTTTTGAGCCCACACTATACAGTTCTGTAAATGTAGTAGAATCGTTTTCTAAGACATATTGCAGGTAGTATCCTGTGGTTCCATAAGACTCAGCTATATTATTTTTTACGTGCATCACAAACTGACTAGCTAAAGGTATTGATCCTCCAGTAACCGTTGTGTCTACTGTTATTGTTACTCCAGATATTGCTGTTATATTACCAACAAGTGAGACATTACCTCCAGACTCTTTGTAAAGTTTGTCACCTACAGAAACTGTAGATCCGATATTAAATCCAAAAGTTAAAACAACAGCACTTGCTGTAGACGAATCTAAACTTGCTATTTCACCTATACCTAATGCAGATCTAAGCTCAAACACATTGTCATCAGCTGTTCTTCTTATATGAGCATAATGCTCTCCTTCTTTTTTTACAAACCAGTTAGAATCTATAAACCCACTTCCTAGATCGGTTGTTATTGTACAATCCCAAGGGTTATTACCTTCAAGTGATATTGTCTTAAAAGTTTTAACTGTATTTGGTGCATCATTGATAACACCTGTTAGAGTTGAATTATACTGTGCGCCATAAAAATTATTTCTAGTAGCGTTTGTATTGTGTCTGTAAAGGTTACCATTCTTAAATGAATAAAAATAATTGTTCATACCTACCATCATCTCAGGTTTGTATGAATAAAAAGATGGCCACCCTTTTGCCGATTGACTGTATGTTAGTGTATAAGATGCCATAATTAACAAGTTTGTGGATAGCCTGTTGCGACTGTTCCGTTATTATTATTTATAAATATATAATTTCTGTTTCCAGCTCCTGATGTAGAGTTTCCTAACACGTAGTATCCCGCAGGCAATGCGTTATATCCTGTGCTATCTGAGAAACATCTATCTCCAGCTATTGGATAAGTTCCAGATCCGTCATGGTAATAGGTTTGGTTTAGAGTGTTTACGCTTCCATCAACAGGACAGGTCGCATTAAACACACCCACAATAGACGAGCTGTATGAAGTTAAGCTACTTCCTGCTCCACCGCCGCCTCCTTCTCCACCACTACAAGATGGGCAAGTTGCGTGAGCTAATAAGTCTCCAGAAGATTGCTCTCTAACTATACTTAAGTCACTATAATGACCGTCGGATGCTTTTGTAAATAACAGTGAATCTGTATATACTGCATTAGCATACAATAAACTTGAACCATCAACATAGTAAGTTGTTAGCGAGTTTGAATCACAAGTACAACAAGCGTCACTACTACTCGAACTTGAATAACATAAGTCATCTGATACACTTACAGCATAATCCCAAACTAAATACAGGTATTGGTGATCAGATGAATTAGTATATGTAAACGAAGCCTGATAAGTATTCGAAGGTGAATTAGTAATTGGACTTGCTTCCTGTAATAAAGGCATTAATGTAGCTATTTGAGCTTCTGTATACTGAGTGTTTGAAACTAAATACTTAAACTTAGCCTGAGCAAAATAAGCTGTGTCTCCTGTTTTTCGAACATGCTTCATTGTTATAGTAGCTCCCTCAGCAGGTATAATACCTTGTGATTCGTTTCCTGTAACAGATTTGTATAAAGAAACAGGTCCGTCATCAAACGTAAATGCGTCTGTAGTTATTGGACTTGTGTGACCTGAAGCTGCCCAAGAATACTCGTGGTGTAACGTTTGGTTTTCAAACTTATCTGTGTTTCTTATAATTCTTACAACCGTAAGGTCTTGTGTTGCTACACATCCTACATTAACAGAATATGTTGCGTTTGTAGGTGTAATAACCAAGGTAGCTTCATTAACATCATAATTATCTTTAGTAAACGTAAGTGTTCCTGAACCAGTAACCGTACTGTTTATTTCTTGTGTACCATCGTATGTTAGTGATATGTTTATGCTTCCTGAAGTTACTGCATAGGTTATGGTTGAGGTACCAATAACATCATCAAGACTTACAGTGTAAGTTAACGCATTGCTTGAAGATTTTTGAGTTATTTCAACACCACATTCTATTATATCTGTTTGTATATCTAAATCACTATCTGTAAACGAAAGTACATACTCGTTCATATACGGGTCATACCCTCCTAAAATAATATTGTTTTTCTTTTCTATAAACCTATCTCTAAACCAAGAACGCATTCCTAGTTGTGAAATAATATTTAATTTATCAGTATTATAAGACTGTCCGTTTATATTTATAACACATCCTCTTTTAGCGTCTGTAAAGTATACGTCACTACCATAAGTAGAAAAACTGCCTGGATTGTTACTTATACCAAACTCTTCTATTCTAGACACTTGCGTTCCTAAAACCTCTGGTGTACTAACAAGAGCTCCTCCAACTCCAGCGTCTGACAATAAATTTTTACCTTCAAGCACGTTAGATATCTTATCTTCTTGCAAAACAAGTATGTCTGTTTGTCTAGCGTGTAACTTTTCAATTGGACCAAATGATTTTTCTAAAGATTTAAAATTAACAAGTCCTAAATTAAATTCATTTAGCTTATTGACGTTTGTTTCTACATTGTAAACACCACTGTAAGTTAAATCTGCGTACCTGTGAGCTTCCTTATAATCCTGCTCAGATACAGATGTAACTCTTGCTCCCATTTTAAAACTAGGATCAGACAAACCATCGTTTATTTTTATACTTTCTACACCATTTCCAAACGAGAAACAGTCGTATAAAGCCACATCCACAACTGCATCGTTAGACGCATCTTGATTTGTAACATTACCTGAATGGTATCTATTTGTTATTGGATAACTCTTTGTGCTCTCGTAATATATTTCGTTTGTGTTCTCTTTTGGTTCTGTTTCTAATATAATTAAAGAATCTGCTCTTTCTACTTCAATATCTACATTCAACCAATAATTACGCCCATTACACTTACTACCTGCTTGTCTAAAACCTAACCAAGCTCTACCGTCATTAACTGTATCTGAGTGTCTAAAATATCTAATTTTTGTAACTCCTTCTGTAAAAGCAGGGTCTATTATGTCAACTGGACCACCTTGATACCCGGGTAAAGTTAATTGATTAAAATAATAGTTAAACGCTTGTACATCATTCTCATCACCTATCGTGTTAATAAACTGAGCTGAAGGTGTAGTGTCGTCTGAACTTTCAATTTCTGGGTTGTTTGTTGGGTTATTGAAGTTTATGTTTTCACCTACAATAAAATCATACATATTATCGTAGTCTCTAGTAGCTGTATAAGACCTATCTAATGTAAAATACCTAGACCCACAGCTTGATCCTGAACCTAATCTTTCATTTTTTATTTTAAATGTAACAATACTTCCTGCAGGAATTGTATATTCTATATATGTAGCACCAGAGCCAGTGTTTTTAATAGTAGTTCCATAAAAAAGGTCAACATTTTTTGTTTCTATATTACCGTTTTCTATAATCTGATTTTCTACATCTTCTTGTATACTATAACCTCTAGGTTTTAATTTCATAAAAACTCCTCCTACTTTAGGAACTTCACTTCCATCTGTGTCATCTATAAAATATTTTGCTTTTGTTTCTAAATCAAGTATTTTTGTTTTTACAACTTCCGAAAGAGGTCCTGAAGAAGAAGATTTTACAATCAAAGTATCTCCATTCTTAGCTTTTGTTTGATGATCACCTTCTAATTTTAACCACCAAGCGCTTTCTTCTGGGTCCCAGAAATACTGTTTAGAATAAATAGTTTCATAACTACCTTTACTTGGCTTTAAAACAAACCTGTATCTACTAGCCCAAGAAGGTGCTAAGTTTTTTATTGTTGCTCTTATATTGTTTTTAAATGTAGATTTATTAGCAGGAACGTATACCGTGTTGTCACTACAAACTAAAGCGGTTGATGCTCTATTGTACTGGTCTAAATAAACTATACCAAGTTCATAGTCTCTATTACTGTGTAAACTCTGTCTGTTTCCAGATTCTATTACAGAAACTGTTGTTGTAGAATGTTTAAAGTACTCATAAGCGTAAGTTCCAGCGTTTGCATTGTCTTCGTATCTTATAGCAGGTATCTGTAAACTTAATGTGTTTCCTGAATGTGATATTTCAAAATCACCAGTTACAGAAGTTATACCACCTCCATTTGCCGTCCAACCTGATTTTGCTTGTATATTAGAGTAAAAATTATCTGTTAAACTATATCCATTTGCAGCATTAGCAAAACTTAATGAAGATTGAACAGAATTTATAAACTCAGTAGACGTAGCTAAATCTCCAACAGAACTAAAATTTCTTGGGAATATAAACTGGAAGCTTTGATCGTATTTATTTTCAGGTGCGGAACTATAGGTGCCACTTCCTCCAAAAGAACTGTGTATAATATTGAAATCTATAAATAAAGAACCTCCTTCTTTTAGGTTAATGTTTGACAGGTCCATGTCTAGTTTTGCATCTGTTACTGAAGTAAAAGTATCTACAGTATATGCAGCTCCAGTAGACTCAGATTCTGAAACTGAATTAAAACCTATCTCTTGAGAAATAAGTTCAACGTCGTAGTCTATTGTTGCGTCTATGTTGTAACCGTCTATATAGTTTCCATAAAAAATTCTATTACCCATTGAGGTTTGAGACTTTGCTTTTTTAGGAACATTATCATAAAGCCTTAGTAATTCGCTCTCAGGAAGAGTGGTGTATATTTTTTGGTTGTTAAATTCAACCGATACCTCACTATTGTTAGGCCACCCCTTTTCTATTTTAGTAAATTTTTCAACAACATTAATAATGTTAGAAGTAGATAACTTAAAACATAAGTCGATACCTACAACATTTGAGCTTCCTGTATTAAAACTTACAGAAACAAAGTTCGCTGTGTTTTGCATACCTTCCATATCATAGTTTCCATAGTTTAATTTAAACTGACCTGGAGAAAATGCTATATCTGAAAACTCAGACAAGGCAGAATATTCACCGTTTTTATATTTATATCTATAAGCAAACCTTATAAACTTGTCTTTTATATAGTTCTTATCGTTTGATGAAGTAGTTGTTAAAACTAAACTAGGAGAACTAACAGGAGGTTTTACGATAACCGATATGTCATCTTCTGTAAACTGATCTACATTAGATATTGGCGCAGCATAGTTTGCTTTCACATCTATTCTTCTGGGTTGATTGTAATTGTCTGTAAAAAACAAAAGATTGTCTATAAGATCAATACCATTAATTAAATACTTTGAATTAAAATTTAAAACAGTTTCACTAACAACGTGGTATATGACCGCTTGTGTTCTTGTATTAAAAGATGCTATTATATCTACATTATCAGAAGTTACAAACCAGTATATAGTTTCGTTAGTACCGTCCTCATAAGCACCTATACATGTAGCATTTGTAAGAGCACTACCCTCATAGGTTAAAGAAACCATTAGTTCGTTACCCTTTGAGTTTTCTACAGTACCTGATTGTCCGTCTTCTGAAGAAGAATTTCTTACGTTTAACGCATCGATATAGTCACCGTTTGGTACTAATCTTTCGTCTAGACTTTTGTTCATTCTAGACCCTATAAAATTCTTATTTATATTCATTCTACTTCAACCATTTGTTTTGGCCTCTCATAGCCATAATGAGTCGACCAGGGTGAATATTACTCAATCTTATTTTAGCGTTTCTTAATAGAGAGCTTTTATCTTTCTGAGAACGTCTAACAACATATTCTTGAACACCTACTTTTGAATTTAAAATAGCATACTTAATATAAGCATATATATAGTCTTCGAATAGTTTGTTTAGTTTTACATCAGAATCAGTTCCATTTTCCATACCATCAGAAACATATTCTAAAACAACCACTTTATCCGCAAGAGCAGATGAAAAATTAATTACACCTTGTTGTTTGTTTATTTTAAAGGTATTGTTTTGGTTTGCTGTATCTGTATTTAAACCATATCTAGCTGATACCTGATAGTCATAAACAATGTTTCCATCTATGTTATATGCATTAGTATCTTTGGTATCTAAAAATTCAGATTTTAACGTACCGTTTACTCTTGATTCATCAAGTAAAGAAGTTCCTATAAGAACGTTCCCATCAGCATCAAATAAAACTTTGTATTGATTATCTTGAAGGTAACTCTTAGCGAAGTTTGTTTTATTGTTTTCATTTAGTGGGTAAAGAACACCATTCTTAGATAAAGATATTCTAACCCAGTTTACAAAATCAGGAGGAAGAACTATGCTTGCACTGTCGTTTACAGTAAGTTCTATTATCTTTGTTTCTTTTAAGGCATCGTAATTAAGTTCTTGTATACCACGCTTTGCATGGAAAAGAACATTATATCTTTCTACATTATTGACTAACTTGTCGTTACCTACATACATAAGCATAAAGTTGTTTACAATGTCAGACAATGTTATATACTGGTATGATCCCCAGTTGTTATCTTCTGGTAAACTACCGTTATTTTCGTAATATTGATATCCTGTTATAAATGCCATTATCCTTGTTTTTGTGTTTCTTTAACCTCATCATTCTCTCCCGCCTTGTATATATCTGTTTCTCTTATAGAAATACCTGCATACTTTAATATCTTGTTAACCAGAGTAGGTTCATCACTACCGGGTAATTCAAAATCTTGGTAGTCACTAGCCGACTGGTTAAAAACAGGTTCTCCTGCTGATAAGGTAGTGTAAGTCCATTTAGGGTCTAAGGGTTTTCTAATATATTGTATTGTAATACCTGTTGTTATACTACTAGGGTATACCGTTATATTAGACCCGTCCATAACATATGCTGGAAAGGTTGCCGAAGGCGCTGTTAAATGAGACGATGTTAGATTTAATATTTTGTTTTGTGAAACCCTTTCTACTTCTTTTGTTCCGTACTTAACTACATTAATTAAGTAATAGTCAGTAGGTAAAGGAAAGGAAGGTCCACTTGAATCACTAGGAGTGTTTGTTGAAGAAAATATATCAATAGCCTCTTCTATGTTTTTTACAATATCAGCATATCCACTACCTGAAATTCTAGCATTTTGCTTTGCATTCCATTCGTTATACCTATAAAAATAGTCTTCAAAAATATCTAACTGAGCTTGCTTTGCATAAAGGTTAAAATCAGATGGTGTGATATATCCGAAATTTTGTTTGTTTGCTACAGCCAGCACAGTATTTCTTACACTGTTTATCATCTGGTAATCTTTTACGCAAAGATAGTGAAAAAAAATAAACCCCTCTGGGTTGAGGGGCTTGGGGAAATTTAATCTTGAAGCTTAGTTTCAAGGAGCTGCATCAGCTCTATACCGTCATCTGTTTTAAAGAATTGAGCTAAAGACATAGTAGCTGTCTCTCCAAATGGAATACTCATTAGTTTGTTCTTATTAGAAGGCAGGTTGAAATAAATATCTTTTCCTTTGTTTTTTAGTCTTAGTATTCCTTCAGCTAAAGATTTAGAAGCTAAAGACTGTAACTTTAATAAAGGATCGTTTAATGTATTTAGAAAATCTTCTGGACTATTCTTAGCATACAGTCTCACATCACGTTTCAACTCAGCTGTTGACAGTTTATCTACATTTAAGTTTAATGATATTCTACCGATAGTTTCTAGCATTTCTAAATCTAAATCCTTTGCTGCTATTAAAGCGTCTATCTGGGAATCCATTTTTTCAACTTCTACACTAGCGTCCTTTTCAGTATCTATCTCTTCAAACACTATATCAAGTGATGGGTGTAACGATAAAAATTCCTGAAGTACCGGATTATTTTTAGGAACATATAACATACCATCTTCAAACACAATAGGCTCGATAATAGCGTTACTATCTTGCTCGTCTTCGAATGGTGATTGTTGATTGGTTGAATATCTTAAAGCTCTGTTAGATTGACCGTCAAAGTGTAAGAGTGGTTTTCTACGTGAGTTTCTTGAGTTTAATATAAAGCTTATAGGTGCTTTTCTACCTTTTAATCTATAAGTTCTGTCTTTTACGACTGATTGTTTTTTCATTTTAATTTAATTTTAAGTTTATAAAAATAAGGAGGGGACCACCTAAGCGATCCCATCCTTAAAGTAATCTTATTTGAATAAGAAGAAATTGTTTGCACCAAGAGTACAAAGAGCTCTTTCTGATAAGAAGTGAACCTCCATAGCATCTAAGTCGCTATTAGAAGCACCTCCTGCAGATCCAACTATCCAAGACTTCATTTTTCTATCTTCAGTCTGAGAAGCTTTGTATCTTACGTGTAAGAAAGGACGTTTTGCGTTCTTACCTAACACTTGGTCATAAACAGTTGTAGAACCAGCTGGTACAAGTACACCATCTACAGCTCCACCTGTAATACCTCCACGCATTGTTGCATCGTTTAAGTATTTCCAGTCAGACTTGTAGAAGTCATACCCTCTTCTAAATCCAGAGAATCCAAGGTTAAGTGCCATGTCAGTGTCATTGTCAAACAATCCGAATGAAGCAGCGTTAGCAGCACCACCAGAAGTGTCAAATCCATTTAACTCAGCAAGTACGTTGTCAATCTCGAAAGATAGTCCACGGTTTACAAATATTACGTTTTCTTCAATGGCTCCTTGTTTGTCTAATCTACCAACGATTGCATCGATATCATCTAAAGACTGAATTGCTCCAGTAGATGTGTTACCTCCGTTTTCGATAGCGTGGAATAAACCTTCAGAACCTTTATTACCTAAATCACCTGAAGCTAGAATAGCACCAGAGCTAGCCTCAGCAGGAACTGCTTCAACCATTGCTGTTTCTAGGTAGTCTTCGAATCTTAATCTAGTTTCGTGCTCAGATTTTAAGTACCATAAATACCCTGAAGCACCGTTTTCTGTAGTAACTTCGATCCATCCGATTTGTGCCATATCAGAACCTGATACAGAATACTTATCCTTGATGATGATTGGGTTGTTTGACTTAATGTCTGTTGGAGCTTCTAGAGATCCTTGAATTCCATTTGATCCTTTTTTAAATTCAGAACCATATACAAACACGTCTAAGTTAGTAGCTGAGTTGTCTCCTGAAGATAAACCTGAAACAGCTGGAAGACCATCTGCATCGTAGATACTTACGTCGATTGTGTTAGTTGCAGTAGCTGTAATAATACCTTTGAAAGATGCAGTTGCATTAGTTCCTCCGTCAGATACCATAACAGTCTGTCCTTTTCTTAATACGTGGTTAGTAATGTTAATTGTTACAACATCTTGTCCTGCAACTTCTGCATTATCAAGCTTTACTGCCTCGTATTTAATATGTAATCTACCTTGCTCAGACCATTTGATTAAGTCAGAGTTACAAGGCATTTCTGCTCCTACCATTCTTAAGAATGAGCTTACAGAGCGGTTTCCATATCTTTCGAATTCTTTTTCAGCAACATCTGGTAGATATTGAGTTAAGAAGTCGAAGCTGGAAATATACGATCCAGGTAGTGTTACCTGGCTAGGTGCTGGAGTTAAACTCACTGTTCCACCTAATGTAATGTTTTGTGCCATTTTCTAATAATTTTTTAATAATTTTTAACTTCGTTTTTTAATTTTTAATCCTCTGCCACTATCAGGGTTTACAGCTCTGAACTTTAATCCACTTGTATTAGACATCTGTTGAGGTGTATTTCTAACGTCCATATTTATATTTTTAGACTGTTTTGAAACATTGTCAACTGCGTCTGCCTTGCCCTTTTCATAAAAGAATTGAGCAACCTTATCTGGATTAAGCGCAGCACTTAAAGCCTTGTGGTATCCGTTTGCGTCAGTTATCATACCGTCCTTATCAAGATATTTGCTGATAAAGTTGTTGATGTCCGACTGAGAGTCTTTAACAGACTTTACATCTCCAGGATTAAAAACGACTTTTTGATCATCGAAATTGAACTCAAAACCTTTGAACTCTTCGTTAAACAATTCATCTGTTTTTTTAAGGAAATATTCAGAACGTTTTTGATTCTGCTCTTGAACACTTTGTGACTCAGATACGTATTTCTTGTAAGCATTGTAGTCTTCTAATTCCTTTTCGTTGACAGGTGACGCTGACGACTCGACAGGTACCTTGTATGTCTCCTTTAATTCATTAAAATACTTCTTTGCTTTTGCAAGCTCTCTTTTTTTTGCGATTGCTTTTTTCTTTCCTACAGACTCATCCTCTTCATCTTCATCAAACTTAAACTTGTCGTCCATTAAATAAGTAATGTCATCGTCGTCTAAGTCAGACTCTGTAGCAGAATAATACTCACGCAAAACCTGGTCTGCATCCATGTCTTCATAATTCTTTTGAATTTTCATAAAGTCCTGAATACCTCTACCAGTTTCTTTTTTATATTTTAAGAATGCTAATACATCTTCTGGTAACTCTTCATTACTCTCGGTTTGAGAAAGCAATTCATCAACAGAATTTATATCCTTTTCGTATCTATTTTTAATATATGAAAGAACGTCTTCTTCTTGTAACTCACGAGTTTCGCTCGCTTGTTCCTCTACAGGCTGCTCTGCAGCAACTTCTGTAGTTGGAGTTTCCTCCACCTGCTCTTCAACAGGTTTATCGTTTTGTTCAATTAATTGTTCTTCAACCTCTTGAACAGATTTTTCACCTGGTCCTGGGACCGCTTTTACTTTTAATTCCATATTTAATTTAATTTATAGCGCAAAATTACGCATTATTTATATTTAATTTTTAACGTGGTTCAAACTCTGCTAAGTCAAAACCATCTAGAGTATCCTCGTTTGATTCAAAGCTAACAGGCGGTAAATCTTTTTTACGTTGTTCTATTAACTTGGACTGTTGAGAGTTTTGTAAACTAATTCTGTCAGCCTTTGCTTTCTCTCTGTTGTCTTCTCTTTTTTGTAATGTTTCGGAATCTATACCTTTAAGTTGCATGTTTAGTTGAAACTCAAGTTGCATCAATTGTGTTTTTAATTGTGCCTCACCTCTAAGTTTTTCTAATTCGAAACCAGCTTCAGCTTGAGCAATCTGCATTTTAGATTGAGTTTCCATCTGCATTTTCTGAGCAGAAACTTGAGCGGCCATCTGCTGTGATTGCATTTGTGCCTGTTGTTGTTGCTGAATCTTTTGCATTTCAAACTGTTGTTTTTCTTTTTCTTTCTTTTTACGTTTTACTTTTAGCAGCTGGTTTGCTAGCTTAACGTTTCTAACTTCTCTTATATCAATAGCGTCATCAAGATCAATAGCCTCACGTGATAGAGCAACCTGAATGTTTTGTTCTAGTTGTTGTTTCTCTTCATCGTCTGGTGCTACTTCTATAAATATACCAAAGTCATATATATGTAAATCTTTTATTTCATCAAGTAGGTTAACATTGTACTTACCAATCTGCATTGCGAACTCATCCTTATATTCAGAATATTCTAATGCATCAGAAACCCTACAAGACAAACCTGTAGCTAAGTCTCTAGTAATATCTATAAACCCATCTAGTATATGTCTTGTAGCTGTGTTACTGTTAAGAGCTGCTATTTTTTGAAGTCCAACAAGTGAATTAGGATCTGGAGTAGAGCCGTCTCTAGCTTCATTTAATCCTGTTACATCTCTAAGCATTTGTAGATAGTGATTGTAACTACCTATTAAACTAGAGATTTTTGCTTGACCTGAGTTTTTAGAAAGCTCCTGGATAGGAACTCTAGCATTATTAAACTCACCATCTTGTGTGTAACTTCTACCTACAACAGAACCAGTTTGGAAATACAACTTTAGTGCATCCTCTGGATTATATGTTGCTCCGTTACCAAGATCAACTTCATTTAAACCGTCTGCATCTATAAACACCCCATCTGGTACAACCCTCTGTATTACTTGTTGTAACTTTAAATGAGTCATCTGTATAAGATCTGCAAAAGGAACCATTCTTCTTAATAAAGACTCTATATTTCCTTTATACATTCTAGGTGCACACGCTATATAGTTAGACATTACGTTTTGAGATGCTGACTTTGGTCTAACCATATTCTCAGCCATTTGCCATTTAAGAACAATGTTAGTACCCATAACCATAACGCCCTCATACCATACGTCTATATTTTTTTCTATTCTTTCAAACCCTCTTTCTTCCATCATCTCTTGTGGAGGATTAAATGTATCTTCTTTTTGTATAACCTTCTCACCCTTCTTTTTGTAAACAAACTTTTTGGTTGTTTTATAGTTAAAGTATAGAAGTGTTACACTGTCGTTGTTAAATACTGAGTTGTTGTAATACTGAGATCCTCTAAAATAGTTATACCAATCCTGACTGTATTTAGATATTTCTTCTAGTTGCTCGTTTGTAACTGTTGGATCTATTTTTACGACTTCACCAATAGGTACGTTTTTAACTTCACCCCAATAGAAACAATCTTTAAAGTTTGGATCTTCTGTATAACTATATACAATATTTGCTGGATCTACATACTTAGCAACTATACCTTCACCTAAAACAAACTCGTGTTTTACAACACCAATACCTAAAGTTGTTAGGTCATATAAAGTTCTTTTACGAGTGTCTTCGTATAGGTTTTCAGAAAGTATTGTATTTATAGCAGCTTCTTCAGCTAACTCTATTGATGACTTATAGTCAAGTTGCATATGCAATTGTAGTTCATCATCATTCTCTGGTAAATTTTCTGGATCAGTATTAAAAGCGTCAACACCAAAATCATTCTTAATTTGAGAAAGAAGATCTTTAGAAACCATATCAGCTTCTATATTTTCTTGGTATTGATTTCTTTTTTCTGCAGACATTGCATCCTGTGCATACGCCTTAACATCAAACAATCTGTCTGACATTCCATTAACAACAATATCTATAAACTTAGGAAGTATAGGCACAGGTGTCCAGTCTAAATTCATATACGACAAATCTCCGTCTACAGCTAATTCATTCTTATACTTTCCGGCTGATTGTTCAGCTCTAGCATATAACCTTAGTTTATGAAACGCATCCCATTGATTATAAAATTTAGAACTTGTGTTATCCCTTTTAAACCATTCATATTGTATAGCCTGTCCTATCTGTAACCCAAACTCCATTGTGTTCTTCGTGGAGTCAGGTACGAACTGACTTGGAAAAGAAGAGGGATTAATACTTACCTTTACGTCTTTCATGTGATTATTTGACTAAATCTTCCCTTATTATTATATCTTGCAAAGTTAATGCTTATTTTTGATTCTTTTTTAGACTCTTGATAATTAAACTTTTGATTTGCCATTATAGCTAAACCTGAACTAATCGATGCATCAAACTTTGTTCTATTGTTTATATCAAACCTAGCCCAGTCTTGTAGAGTCCTAGTAAAATACATCGAACCCATCTCGTCTGGAGATCTATACACACCCTCCATATCTAGTCCTACATACTTTTCAATATACGTTTCTATAGCAGAAGCGTGAGCTTGTTTTACTGCTTCAGAAGTGTTTGGTATACCTCCTAGTTCCTTTTCTGTTTTAGATAAGTTCCTTTTTATTTTATCTGGTCTATTTAATGAATACCTTCTATATCCCCTGTTCTTAAAATGATACAGTAATCTAGGCTTGTTATTTTCTACAAGTACAGGCATACCATAAAACACACAGGCCATAAGTACATCTTCAAAAAACATTTCAGCCGTTTGTGGTCTTGCTACATACTCTAAAAAAAATTCGTTAGCAGGTGCATCGTCCATATGAAACTTAGTTAGTCCATGTAGAGCTCCGTTAGAACCTCCTCCTCCTACAGTTCCTGATATATCATACGAGTCACAACCAAACGACCCTATGTGTGCGTTACCCGGATGTTTTACTCCTGATCTTACTTCTTTTCTGTTTTGTAGGTTTTGCCCTGGGATCCAAGAAATTAAGAATCTACCTCTTTGATCTGGTGTCCAAATAACCTCCGTATCTTGTTCTCCGTTTTTCCAATGAAAAGATCCTCTTACCAAAACCTTGTCTCTAATTAAGTTATCGTTATAATCTATTTGTTGATATATCTTAGTTAGGTTAAATATAGAAGACTTACTCTCATCTCTAAATGCGTGTGACTCAGTTCTTGGAAACTGTCTATAAAACTCATTAAGTGCATCAGCATCATTCTTTAGAGACTTGACCTCGTTCTCCCAATACTCTATAGCACTTTGTTTTATGTTATCACCTAAAGGAGTTACTGTAGATTTTGTTGGCTTTTCTAAAACAGGCATTCCATACTTATCAATAAATCCTTCCAAATTCCATTCCATAGGAATAAAAAGGTTATACATGCCACTCTTAGTTTGGCCGTTTGCATTTCTTTGACTAGGATCAGAGTCGTAGTATAACCTCTTAAAATTTTCACCTCCTTTATCTAAAGCGTTTGAAGTAGAACCCATAAGACATTTACCTATAACCCTACTACCTAAACGTAAACACGTTTTAGTTACACGCCAGTTGTTCAATATATTGTTAGGTCTAATCCATTTACCACTCTCATCGTGTACTAACAATAAAAGTTTTTCACCATCATAAGAGTTGTCGTCTGTATTCTTCCAGTCAATAGTTGTGTCTAGCCCTGTCATACCGTCCTCATCTACATTATACATATTTTTTTTAGTAATCTTAGATGCTGGAACTCTATAAGCTAATTCTGTTTTTGGTTTATCCATACCATCTTGAACAGGTTTAAAAAAGAATGGGTAGTTACTAGATATTGGTACAACCTTATCTGTAAACATTTTTTTTGCATCAGATCCTGTTTTAGATAGTATACCTACTCTTGCATCTTTAGCAAGTGTTGCTGTATTTACACATTCTGAGGATGACATAAACGAAAATCCTGAACGTCTTATTTTTAAATAGACCATTCCAAAACTTCTTATATCAGCCTTACACGCCTCCCAAAATATAAAAAATATCCTATTAGCTTCTCTAAATTCAGGATGCCCAACATCTATCTTGGTCCACTGCAAATACATATAATGTGTACCTGTCAGATAAGTTGGTTTACCGTTGTTGTAAAACCAAAAACCTTCTTCCCTTCTATCAAACTCTGACTCAATATAATCTACCCATCTAGACTTAAAATCTTTAGGAGACTCATTCCATTGAAAAATACTTTTTATTTTTTGTAAATGTTTAGAATATTCAAAAGGTTCCCAGTACTGCTCTGATTTGTTTTTACTTCTTTTATATACTGTTTTAGGAACAGAAGGCAGGGCCACATTAACACCATTTATATTCCATACCTCGCCAATAGTGCCGTTTCTAGATATAACAACTATATCGTACTTTTCGTTGTATCCATACTCAAAAGATTTTGCTTTGTTTTTTCTTTTTACAATACTCTCAGGTATAGGATAAACAATGTTATATAATTTTTTATTTTGCCCTTCTTTCTGCAAAGCTACTTATGTTTTTAGTTTGATCTTCTGAATCTTCTAGCAAAGCTTTTTCTGATTCTATTCTAGACAATATCTCAAAAGCATCAAATATAGCCAGCTTCTTTGTAGCAGCAGCATTCTTTAGTCTATCAGCCGCTAACTCAGGAGATAGATCGTCCATATTCTTTTTTATAATGTCTTCCTTAGCTACCTTAACAAGTTCGTTTACAGCCGCTTCAGCTGCCCTTATTATTTCTAGTTTTATTTTTTTAGAATCCATTATAATTTTAAAGTTATCCAATTAGTAAATACTCTATAAAGCTTTTCAC